TAATATCTCGGAATAGGTTAATTGGCTATGGTTATACCTATCAATTGCCCATTGTGGCAAATCTACCCTGTAATCGTGTGCGCTAATAGCTTTCAATTCCTGTTTGCAAGAATCAATAATGAGGTCAAACCGTTGTTCTGCTGGAATATCTTTCCACTGGTTTTCGTCGAATGTTCCTTTTCGTGTTCTCGCAAGGGCAAGTTTATCATAAAAAGGTGCCTTACCAGCTATAACCTGTTTCTGTAAATCGGATTTCCACCTTTCAAGGACTAAGCAACAACTGGAAAAAAACATTTCGGCTGGGCAGTAGTCCTTTTCAGCCTTTATGCATTCCCTGACAAAGTGCTGGCTTANNTTGTAATAGCCATGCAAAATAATATCCAAATAGTTCATAGTTTTATAGTTTGTCGGTTGATATTTCTTTCCAATTTACACCATCTTCGGTAAACAATAGTGTCAATAAATCATACACAACCATGCCGGGAGTGTGGTTTTCGGGGTCGTACCATTTTGTTAAGAATGGCGGGTCTGTTGGGGTGGTGATTAGGTAGCGCATGACTCTAACGCTTTTCGCCAATCGCCAAAACACACTTTCCAAATCTTGGGGAGCCCTTTTTGATATATTGGTTATTGCGAAAATCGGTAAACTCCCATCCCATACCCCAGTCGCTATCTTCTAAATTAGGGCTTTTAAAACTTACGGCTCCATAAGGGTCATAATCGTGCGATTCCTCTTGAATAGCCACTTCGACAATAGTGTCCTCTGGGAATCTATCTAACCACTCTTTAAACTCTTTAATTGTTGTCATGATTTTTAGTTTTAATGGTTAAACAATTCTCCCGCACTTCGGGCAAAATCTCATCAACGTTTTGGCAATTTTTTTGAGGCGGCCACAGTAGCCGCATTCGCAGATTTTCATAGTGTCATATTGGGTTATGTAATGTTAATAACTTTTCCCCGCTATTCCAAATTTTTTACCCTAAAAATTCACCAACTCCCGCATAAAAGTTGCTTCATCCACGTGCTTCAAAAAATACGTGAACAGAACCAACCTCACACCTTCGTAAACCTCGGAAAATTCAGCTTCGGTCATTTTGTCGAAGGCTATTGATTTGCTTTCCTCTACCCATTCCTTGCGCTTGATGGAGTAGTACACCTCGCAGTATCCAGCCGCAATTTGAACCGTTTTCCGCAACCCGTCAGGCGATTTGATAAACTCCTGTTGTGATGGCGTTAAAAAGGCATAGGCACATCGAATAAGGGCAAAGTATTTGCGTAGAAACTGGTAGTTACGAACTTCGCGAATCTCGGCCTCATACACCGCCCCGATTTTCAACCGTTTTTTTTGGTCGTAGTCGGGGTCAGTGCAGGGTCGCAGACCGTCAATAGTGTTGAGTAGGTGCAGTTTCATTATCGCCTCATTGAAATATCAAGTTTTTCAAGAATCAAATCAAATTCTTCTTTGGTCATCCATTTTTGTTTTGAGATGTAAAATAGTGGAAATTGCCCGCGTCCATTTTTTGGAATACCCCAAACAATCGCAGACTTTATTCTAAATTGTTTATTTCTGTTTTTATCAAGCTCGAACGAACGTATGTTGTCTAATATACTCATATCTATAAGATTTTAAAATGGTAAATCCGATTGCTCTTCAGGTTCTGGTTCTTGTTTCGGCTTCGGAGCGGGTTGGTACGGCCTTGAAGTTTGCGGGGTGGGTTGTGCAGGTTCTTTTGACGAAAGCATCTGCAAAGCAAGGCAGTTAATCCGTGTTGAAGTCTTTTTCACCCCCGCTTTGTCTTCGTACTCTTGATATTTGATTTTTCCCTCAACGTAAACTAAATCACCTTTCTTCACGTACTTTTCAACGATATCGGCAAGTTTGCCATTTACAATAATGTTGTGCCATTCGGTTGATTCCTGCTTCTCACCGCTTTTGTCCGTGTATTTTTCGGTGGTGGCAAGCGAAAAAGTGGCAAGTTTTCCTGTCTGGAATTCGTGGGTTTCTGGGTCTTTGCCCACCCGTCCGATTAAAATTGCTTTGTTCATGCTGTTTGCTGTTGAAGGTTAAAAATCTTATTGTCGGTAATAAGGTGCCGGTTGGTTTCTATGAATTCTATCAAGCCTTCACAGTGAGTGATAAGAGCCGGGATGTCTCTTTCGGGCACGAAGTGATAAAACTCCTGATGCTCTTCTTTGAGCTCGTTGTCCTTGCCTAGTACATAGATGTCATAATAAAAGTCGTCAATGATGATTCCCTGCTCTCTCAGACAGTAGGGGTAAACCCTATGTTGCCAGTTATTTTTGAAAGAGAAAGCCTCATATTTACTCTTTACTTTGATGTCTATTACGCAAGTCGGCATAAGTTCATCTATGTAGCCATAGAGCTCTACAAGGCCATATCTCGTGTTAAGCATCCCTGAAGTTAGAACCTGTGGGATGGCGTTCTGATAGTATGCTGCCACCTCCCTGCACATCTGAAGAGAAAAAACAAAATTGCGGTTGTTGTACCTAGCCGTGATGGTGTTAGACAACTTGTTACTTACAAGTTTCACCTTTTCTGAGTTCTTCTTCTCTATCAGGCAATCAATGATTTCATTAAAGCACGTTCCCCGGTCGGCGGGCTCGCTGTCAATGGGTACCCGGTTAATCCTGTCAATGAGCCCCTGAAACTGCTCTTTCTCGAACTCTTCTTCGGTCTTTTTAGGGTCTTCAGAATTTCCCCAAAACTTCTGGTAGAGTTCAGAGCTACATAAGTAGCCCTGATACCCGTCCAAAAGTGTGGCATAGAAGCGATAGTTAGGCTGTAACGGCTGCGCTTTCATACTTCTTTGTTTTTTTGTTGTACGAAACACCCAACTTGGCGCACTGCTCGTTGAGCATCTTGGCGGCCATGAGCTTTGAGGAGCCGATATGGTCGAACGCGTCTATCCTGCTTACAAAATCATTAGCCGACTGGTCGTCGGTTATGAGCACAATCTGCTCTTTGAGTTCTTGAATCACCCGATTGTACTTGATTCCCTGCTCTTTCCTCTCCTCAATCCTTTTGATGTACGGTTTGATAATCGCCTCTGAAAAAAAGTTGTTGGGTGCGATCGGGTTGCCTTCTTGGTCTACGATTACAGGTATTTCCATCTGCGAAGGCAGGTTGCAGGTATTTTTGCCGTCGTTCCGGGAGGTGGGGTCGAAGGTGATAACTCTCTTTCTTCCGTTTGCTTCGAGATAACCCACTAAGTCCAGTTCGGTAACCAAACTATCATAGTTAGAACCTCCAAATAAGGGAACATATCTCATGTCGTCACCGTCCTGCTTGGTCTCACGGTGAGCCACGAAAAGGATGTGCTTTCCCATGATCGAGATTTTTCTCACCAGAGCGGAAAATTCAGCTTTCCTCTCTCCGTAGCCCTGAAGGGTCAGGGTTCCGTTACTCTTACCAAGTTTTGGGTTTTTTTTGATGATATACTCAGCCATGTAATCGAGGCACTTCCCACCCGTGTCAATCACAAGGGTTTCGTAAGGGGTAAGGTCTTCTTTCAGGACGTCGAGAAAGTCCTGATAAGAGGAAATCTGCACGGTGTCCACCCCTGCAAGGTGGGCGAAGTTCACACGGTGTACACCTCCGTCGAAGTCGAACAACAGGGGTTTGGGGGCTGACAGGGCTACGGTAGTCTTTCCCGTCCCCGCTTGTCCGTACACAAGGGCTTTGATTTTCGTTTGCACGTCGAGTTCAAACTGCTTTCTAATGAGTGTCATTTGTCGTAATTATTATTGGTTAATAGTGTGGTTTTTATTTTGCGTAGTGATAGATGACAGAAAGAAGGTCTTTAACATGAGCGCCAATGCTCGCCTTTGCAGATTCCGATTTCAACCGCTCGATTTCCGGGAATGCGATTTCCTTGATTTTATTGGCAAGCGATAACAACCGCTCATTGTCCGATGCGTTTTCTGCTTGTTTTTTAGCCGCCTCGGCTTCGGCTAATGCTTTCTTTTCGGCCTCTTCTTTAGCCCTAATTTCATCCTCTAACCTTGCCCGCTCTTGAGCCGCGTGCTGTGCTTCAATTCGCGCGGACTCTTGTTCTGCCCTTAATTTCTGTTCTGCGGCCTCTCTTTCTTTACGCGCAGCCTCTTCAATTGCTTCTGCTTTAGCCCGCTCTTCTGCAAGTTGCTTTTCTCTCTCGATGGCCTCGGCCTTCAGTTTCTCGTTTTCAACCCGGATTATCTCGCGCTCTTCTGCCTCTGCCTTCG